CCCATGCGGTGGGCACAGTCAGGCCGGTGGTGTCAATCGCGTGGGCCAGAGCACCGCCTTCCTGCATGTGATGTTCGTAGGACTTGCGCAGGGAGCCGTATTTGGGGCCTTCCTTGATAACGGTATCGATGGCTTCCTGCATCGCGGCATGGGCCAGAACAGCCTCGTTGCCGGTGTTGTTTTCAAACAGATTGTGGGACACGTCGTTTTCCTCCTTGTTATCCTGATTCTCAAGCGCCTGACCAATCATGAAATAAACAACATTCTTCTGTTTTTCACTCATGGAATCGAAGACATCCTTAACAGTCTCCTCATCCTCGTGCTTGAGCTCCTCTTTCTTTTCAGTATCGGTAGGCATGTTTGACTCCTTCTTTTCGTCTTCTTCCTCGGACTCTTCCTTTTCATCCTTTTCGGTTTTCTCGTCCTCGGGTTCTTTCTCTTTCTTTTCTTCTTTCTTATCCTCTTCGTCGGCATCGTTGGAATGCTCGATCACGATGTTTTCGCCGTTGAAGATAAGCGCATCAAAGTCTTCGCAATCCTCGTCATAGCTATGCTCAAAGGAAAGCTCCTCGATCCGAGCACCGGGATTTGCGCCGGCAAGGCACAGACTGACCTCGCGGATCATGCCGTGGATCACGTCGCCGCCCTTCTGGACGAGGTTATTGGCATAAATGGAAAGGGCACTCACGTCACCATGCATGACAAGTTCTTTAGCGTTCTTGCCAGACATGGTTTCATTGAAGGACCCGTAAGTGTAAACGCCGTCTTCCCGGTTCTCCAGGATTGCATGGCCCAGTACCTTGCCGGGATCGTCATGCTTATGTGCCCAGACCAGCGGCACTTTCATACCGTCGCAGTCTATAAAGGCATCCTTTCGAATCGTCCGACCGTCTGCACACTTCAGATTGTTTTTAGTGGCGTAACCACCAAAGTCGAACTTGGGCATTTTATTTACCTCCAAACATTGGGCTTAGGCGGTGTTCGGCGATTCAAGCAGGCGGTTCAATTCTGAAATAGGCATCTGCGCTATTGTGTCTTCAGATAGCTGTTTTTCTTCCTTTTCGCTGCCATTTTGAATTGCGGGAACTGCGCCTTCGTTAGCGTCATCTTGATTGAGTCGCCTGTTTCTCAGCTCATCCGCCTTCGGATCTTCCGCAGGCTTGAAGCCGATGACAGAACGTACTTCGTTCGGCGTAAGTACTTCGTTGCCGACGAACTTCTCAGCGACGTCGGCAATCTTACTGGCCGGAACAAGTTTGAACGGTTCAGACGAGAAGATTATGGAATGCCCCTGCGTCCGTGCCGTCTTGGTTAAGAACTTTCGCTTCATCTCGTCCACGATTGCTGAGAGAATTGGCTCAACGGTTCTTGTCGAATAGTTGATCATGGCGTCTTCGCTGGCGGTACCATTAAGTATCTCCGGCGTTACGCCAAGTTGAGAATAGAGCATGCTCATCAGATACTCGATCTGATTAAGGAGGTTGTTCTCCACGGGCCGGTTGAGCTGGGTAATGCGCTCGGTGCCGTCCGTGTAGGCAATGCCGTACTTCGATCCGGCCAGCTGCATCTCAATATCCTTGCGCCGTTCCTCCGCCTGCTTTTTTCGAGTCGGGGATTTCACGACATAAGGCAGCTGAATAATCAAATCCAATTTGCCAGAACCGCTCTGCTCGTCCACAGCGTCCAGAATGTTCAGTTTCCTGATAAGGCGCTGCAAAGTGGAGTTCGGCTCGTTCATCACCATGTAGAATGGATTTTGAATGATTGCGGCGAACTTTTTCGGAACCTCAATCTCTTCCTTCTGACCGGTCTGCTCATTGTAAATGGAGACAACAATAGACTGGGGCCGCCACTGAACGATCTTAGCCACCCTCATGGATGTGATGTCATATGAAGTGGATTTTGAAGGATCAACGGTCGTATCTGTCGGCACAATTGCCACGCAGCCGTCATCAAACAAAGAAAGAACCGCGTCCTGTATAAAGGCGCGGCTTGTCTGGTCGATGTTTGGTTCCAGTGTCAGGCAGTTGTTGAGACCGTCCGGAACATTCTCCTTGTATCTTCCGTTTTCATCAAGCTTTACATGCTCTATCTTATTGCTGGCGACATCCATCGCAATTCGATTGTATATCGCCGTAATCAGGGAACGATCGTTGCCAACCCGCAACCTAATCTGATCCGGCCTGTAATAACTCGCAGGGCCGGTATAACTTGAGGGGCGATCCCGCCCCCTGAATGCGTTCCAGCTGTGCTGAAGACGCTCAAAAAATGTTGGCATAGTTTTTCACCACATTTGACAAATTACGGCCATTCGCCGAGAGGGACTTCAACTGTTTCAGACGCGGCCGTACAGAACTGCATGCCGGTGGAATCGTTCTCAAAGATTTCCCGCGCGATGTCCTCAGCCAGCCCAGTCCAATTGCCGTTGTAATCGGCCAGATTGTCGTCGAAGAATTGCACGACCTCCGGCTTGAAGCGAACATAGCCGTGAGAAATCCCATCCGGGAATACGCGATTTTTGACATCCTCGATAATCGGATTGCCCTCAAAAATCGTCTCATAAAGCTCAACGCCAGGATTAATGCCGGTATTCTCTTCGTCGTACAACGCAATCTTGACGATAATATTGCCAAACTGTTTGTAAGTAGCAACAACGCGGTCAAGCGCTGTAAACTTTTTATGGCTGTGAACCTCAATATTGAGAACGTAATCCGCCTCGCCATCCTCGTCCGCGATCAAATCGTTGACGATGATGTCCGGATCGCCGCCAAACAGCGCCTGGATCTTCTTCTGAAAGCTGTACCACGGCGCTTCAATGTGCATTTTTACCATTTTGATTTTCCTCCCGTATTATTCAAAGTCATCCTTATGCAGCTTGTAAGCCACATAAGCATCCATCATAGCGGCTACCGAGTCGATCTTGTCCTCGTGTCGCTTCTTCAGGAGTTTTCGATTGCCATTCGTATCTTCGATGGTTATACAGTTACCCATACAGTAGCTCATCAGTTCCTGGTCAAATAAAAGAAGCCGCTCGTGAGCCAGTTTCTTAAGCTCTCCAAGCGGCACGGATTCGGTTTTTGCACCCTGTATAACTTTCTCGATCCCAAACGGCCCGTTTTCGGTTTGCCATCGTTCCACAAATTCTCGTGCGTTATACGGGTCAAAGCCAAACGCTCGCACATCGTATCCGCAGTCCTCGACGAACTTGTCAAGATCCTCATAAACCTCAGTCATGTCGAGAACCGTTCCCTCAAGCACGATCAAACTCCCCTCATTCATGAATTCCTCGTACTTCTGGTGAATAGCGGATGGAAGTCTGTCAAACGTAAGAGATGTGATGTAGCATCTTGTGATTACGCCGAAGGATTGGTCCTGTAATGGAAATAGGAAAGTAAACGCGCAGAAGTCGTCACCCATTGAAAGATCAGCACCCAATGCACAAGGCATGGACCAGAAATCTGTTCTCCGATGTGACGTCTGTATTTCATCGTAAGTGAAGAAATATGTGTATCCTTCCATCGGGATTCCAAATCGCTTGGCCAGAATATCGTTTCGCTGAGAGGGCGCATGTTCCATGCGTTCCACGTCGAGTTGGTAAGTCTCATAGCTGACAGTCTTGCCAATATTCGGATTAGCCTTGACCCACATCTCCGGCTGGCCAACCTCAGAAATATCGTCAAGCCGGTAGTACCAAATGGAGACGTGAGGGTTCTCATACTTCCCTTTGAGTATGTCCATCAATTCCATTTTGATTGTATCGCCAGCTGCATTTCGAACCGTACCCTCGGAACTCATGGCAATAATCACGTAGTCCTCAATACCGCCCTTTGCGGCACCCTGTTCAAGTGCACCAATGACGTCTTCGCGGATGTCACCGGAAAGCCATTCGTCTACGGTACAGATCTTACAGCGCAAGCCCTGAAGTTTGTCCTTGTTCATCGGACGTACTTCAAGAAGCGAACCGGTCAAGAAATTCTGAATGCCCTTCTTCGTCGAGGCCAGTTTGACACGTTCAATTCTTGAACCTGTTGTGTTGTTAATTGAACCGTTGGTCAGGAACTTGAAGTAAGGACCAGGTGCCCTTGTGATGGCTGTGCGAATCGGTGATATGACCTCTTCCGCCTGAAGCATCGTTGGAGCTGTCGTGATCTGATGAGTAGTGGATGTGTCAACATTAAGAAAGAAATTCTGTATCGTCGAACCATACATCGACTTGGCCGCGCCACGAGCTACTATCAGATACTGTTTGTTGATCAGACGCTTCTTAATCATTCGCCTGACATACCGCCCCTGGCCGCCATGTTTGGAAGGTTTGTATACACTTCTTTCGACGTAGTAATACCATCCAAATATTTGCTCAGCCCATAACTTAAATGAATCCAGCAAATGCAGCGGTGTTCCATCGGTCAATGTCAGCTCGTTCTCACAGAACTTGACATAACCTTCTACCGCTTTGTCATCGTAATAAATACCCGGATTAGCTATGAGTTTATCGATCCGGTTCATTTCCATTTCTATTTCCCGGCAGACACGGATGTCGCCCCTAAGTACGGCATCGCGAAATCTACCATAATAAATCGGCGTTGCCGTATTTGAAAGTGACATAAAATATAAGAGACTTTAATCGCCTCCGCCGCCTTTCTTTTTCTTCTTCTGCCCACCGCCGCCAGAGCCAGCGATTTCCTTTAAAAGCTGCGCGTATTCGCTCGTAGCCTCAACAACATCCTTTGTCGGAAGCGCAGCACCTTTCTTCTTGGAGTATTCTTTCATAAAGTCTTCATTAAACTTTTGAACATACTCGTTATAAGCTTTCTCTCTATTAAATTTTATAGCGGTTTCATATTTTTCTTTTGCATTTCTAATTTCCTGTATCGTGGCTCCTTCGTCAGTTAGAACGTCGGCTAATCCCCTAACGGCCGGATCTTTTTTGTCAAAGATCTTACTTGCTAATGTATTAAACATTTTTGAAGAAATTGTTTTTGCTCCCGATTCTAAAATATCGGAAACAATTTTTCTTGCACGTTCTGTATCACGCTTCGCAAACTTTTGCCTACGTTTTTCTTCACTTATTGCTGACATAGTTTGCTGCCGCTTTAGCTCAGTATTCAGCTCGTCTTGGGTCATCTTATTGAGATGCTTACGCTTATAGTTCAATGCACGAGTTTCGTTAAAATTTTTTATCTTGCTGCTCAGTACTTTTTTTGCTTCTGAAGCTCCATATCTCATTTTTCCAAGAGTGGTTAAACTCCCATCCTCATTCTGGTAGCGCCTAACGCCCCATCGCTGACCTTTTATGCCATGATGATACAGTTCATCCGAGTAAGGGAACCCGGAACCGTAGAAATTCATTTTGATTTCACCTCACTCGATTTATTGAGAATAAAAAAAACTCCTCATAAAGAGGAGTGATTATTGTCAAGCAGTGCTCAGCTCGCTATGTCTAACGAAACCGCCATAT